TTTCTCCCCCTTCAACCTCAACATCTTTTTCAACATCATTCATACCATTAGCTGCTGATGCAGTACCTGTTGAATTTGAAGCCATAATGTTTCCACCTGTAGGAATAGATTTTTTTAATAGACTACCTGCATTACCTTTAAGAGAACTCCCTGCTCCACCAGTTACACCTGCACCACCAGCTCCTACAGTTACAGTATATGTAGTAAGTAGAGATAATGTGGCTGTAGAAGCTAATAAACCGCCAGCACCACCACCACCGCCTGCATTTGCACCGACTGAACCGCCGCCTGCAACAACAAGATAGGATGTAGCTACTGTTGTAGCTTTACGTGATGATAAAACACCATAAGCTCTTGCTGCTTGAACGGCTAGTCTTGATAATAGTGACATTAACTATTCCTACTTAAATTGTGTTTGTGCTGCAAATACTGTGAATGCGGCTGAGCCTGTTTTAACAATTGTGTATGAGTAAGCGTCTATACCTGAAGCGTTACCACTTGACCATGCTGTGCCACCTTGATATTTAGGCGTGACTGAAGTTCCATCAATTGTGATTGCGTTGTTATAGTAAGCTGTTGTGCCTTGAGTTACCAAGAATACAACTGTAACTGATTGACCTGTTGCCATAGCTGTATTTAAAGATGTGCCACTTGAAGCTCTAAAGTTTACAGTCCAATTTGCTGACGCATTAGATGTGTAGTAAATAACTGATTGAGTAGTTACATCATAGTTAATTGTGCCTGTTGCAGCTGTTGCAGATATAGTTGTTGTTTCTGCTGCGTTTGCAAATACGGCTGCTAATGTGCTTGTTGATCCGTTAAATGTAGCTGTTGCACTAAATGTTGAAGCACCACTAATTGTTGTTGTGCTGTTTGCAGATAATGTTGTAAATGCGCCTGTGCTTGGCGTTGTAGCACCCACAGAGCCATTTAAAGCACCAGCAAAGCCTGTTGCAGTTAAGATACCTGTGCTTGGGTTAAATTGATATTTAGTAGAGCTTACATATTCAGTTGTAACAGTTCCTGTGGTTACTGTAGTAAATAATGGATAACGAGTTGAGTTAGTTGTTGTGTCGTCAGTAATACTGACACCTGAAGTAATTGTAGTCCATGTAGGTGCAGCAGCAGAGCCAGCAGAAGTTAATACTTGGCCATTTGTGCCAAATCCTGATGTTCCTGTAAGTGCAGCGGTTGTTCCTAAATTAGTTGACAGTCCAATAGCACCTGATGCGTTAATAACGTGAGCTGATTGACCTGTTGTTCCCCATGTTAAATATAATTTATATCCATTTCCTGATCCAACACTTAAATCGCCATCGTGACCTGAAAAATAAATACCGTTATTAATAGAGAAGAAGTCTGCAAAAGTGCCTGAAGCAGTATATACAGATGAATTCATACCAAACTCACCGTAGAAAGTTGAGTCTGTGCCTGAATCGTTACTTAATACATAGTTTGTAGAAGCACCTGCTGTTGCAGATTTGTTTTGTAATAAATGTTGCAAATAACTACCTGAAATAGTTGCGCCAGCTGCAAAAGGCGCATTAGCACCATTAAAGCTTAATGTAGGTGTTGTGCTTGTAGAGCTACTTGTTGACAAATAAGTAAACGCACCTGTTGAAGCTGTTGTTGCACCGATAGTTACAGCATTAAAAGCTGAAACTGTGCCACCTAAACTTGCTGATGTTGCGCCAAAAGTAATAGATGAGTTAGTTAATGCACTGTTAGGGATTGCAGTTAATGTATTAGTTGCACCGCTAATTGATTTATTAGTTAATGTTTGTGTGCCTGACAATGTAGCCACTGTTGAATCAATTGCAATGGTAACCGCAGCTGATCCGTTGTAACTTGTGCCACTTAAACCTGATCCAATAGTAAGCGCATTAGATGCAGTTGCAGTAACTGTAGTTGATCCGCCTAAACTAACAGAATTTCCGTTAATTGTAATAGAGCTGTTAGATAATTGAGCGTTTGTAATTGTTCCGCTTAAATCTGTTGTAGGAATTGAAGCCGATGCAGTTAAAGCAGACGTTCCGCTACCTTTTACATAACCTGTTAATGTGGTTGCACCTGTGCCACCGTAAGCCACGCCAATAGTTGAAGCAGTCCAAGTGCCAGCTGTTAGCGTTCCAACGCCTGTGATGCCTGTATAAGAGCCTGAAAGGTATGATGAACCAATTGTTCCACTTGTAATCTGTGATCCTGCAATAGCTATGTTTGTATCGGCTAAAGCTGTTAATTGGCCTTGTGCATTAACTGTAGCCGTTAAAGTCTTGCTTGCAGAGCCATAAGCTGCGGCTGTTACTGCTGTGTTTGTAATAGAGAATTGTGTGCCTGTTAAAGTAAGGCCTGTTCCTGCTGTGTAACTTGATGAGAATGATAAGTTATACCAATTCATCGCAGTTGTGCCTAATGTGCCACCTGGTTGAGCAGTTGTATAAAACGCAGCAGTCGCTTGACCGCCAGCTACTATATAGATAACTGCACCAATATATTGTGACCAAGTTGTAGATCCAATAGCGTAAGTCCATGCACCTGTTTGAACAGTATAAATACCATTTTGTGCTGTGTTTGTTTGATTTTTAACTAAAACTGTATCGCCTGCAACAACTGATACGGTGTCAATTGTTTGTGGGCCTGAAAGCGTAATGTTTACAGTTGTGGCCGCTTTAGCTGGCGCTTTCCATGAAATGCCTAATAATGCGTAATCTACATATTGTTTATTAGCAATATCAGTAGCCGCAGAAGGTGTTGTTGAAATTGTGCCTGTTGTAGTGGCTATGTTAGTAAATACACCTGTTGACGGTGTAGTCGCACCAATAGTCGTGCTATTGATTGTGCTGTTTGTGATATTTACACCTGATTGGTCAGGATTTGCTGATGCGTAAAATGGCTTGTTCTGCCCAATAAATGTTACAAAGTTATCTTGGGCATCAAAATATGCCTGAACAGGCAATAAGTTTTGAACGGCTGATTGAGCAGGACTAGTCATTATATTTCCTTAATTTATTGATTTTCAACAGCCGTTACATAAAGTGTAGTTGTATCTGAACCACCGCAAACTGCTGTAATTCGAAACGGAGCTGTTGGAACTGCTAAAGTTATAGGGTATGTCATATTTGCTGGTAATACAAAATCACCTGGAGTGCCTACTGTTGGAAATACAGAAACAGGAGCAGTAGCTAAATTAGAAACAGTAATAGCACAAGCTTTAGCGCCAGCATTTAAAAACGTAGCGAAATTAACTTGATCGTTAGTTGAATCGTCAATAGTAATTGAGGTTGATGATGTAGCTGTAACAGCAATAGCATAGGTTTTCCCTGCTGCTTTTAAAACTGTGGTATTAGCCATGATTGTTTCCTTGAATTAGTTAAATTATAAACTTTAATAGAAAAAAAGCCATTAGAAATTTAATGGCTTAATCTCTTATATTACATCTATTAGCTTTGTTGCGTTAAGTCGTAGCCATAAACATATACATCGAATGTCGCTGCTGCACCTTGTGCAGTTGCAACGTTCACATATAAGTTTTGAGCTGTTTGAGCAGCTGTAGTAGCTACAGTTCTTTCTGACACAACTGTTGAAGCTGATAAACCTGATAAAGCTGCGTTAGCAACAATACCTGTTCCACCTGCTGATGCTGCAGTGAATAAACCTGCGGCAGCTGTAGTTAAACTAACTGAAGCGTTTGTAAAAACAACATTTTTTACAGAGTAAGATGTTGAGTTAATGATAGGTAACACTGTGTCACCTGTTGCATTAGCATTAACACCTTGATAAACAGCTAACAAACGTAGCGCTTGGTTGGTTCCAACTAGCTGCGGATGTGCGCTTGAGGTGACTGCTGGGCCTGGATTTGCCATGATAAATTTTCCTTTTTTGTTTGATTAATATAGGGGACTTTTACATCCCCTAACCATTACATTACTTACGCTGCTACTCGGCAAGCTAACTCTGGATACAGAGGCGCCCAGCCATACAATACGTCTAAACGAGTAGGAATACTATCGTTGTTGATTGTGTATTGACGAACAACACGCATTGATAAACCAATTTCTTTATCAGATGCACGACCAGCGAAGTGAACACCGTCAGGTAGCTCAAGATCAGCTACTGCTAATGTAAACGCATTTCTGTGCATAATGATATTTTGTGGTGAAACAACGCCTGTGTTGTTGAATGGAGTAACAACAGCAGTTGCAGAAGTTGCTAATACAGTTACGTTTTGGAATTGACCGCCTGTAATAACAGCAGGTGATACAACTACAGAAGTTGTGCCTGAAGTAGCAACAGTAACGTCAGCAGTAACAACAAAGTTACGAAGTTTGCCGTAAGATTGACGATTTTGTGGATTAGTTGCATAAACGTTTGCAATAGTAATCACGTCACCTTGTTTTAAACCTGCTGTAGCTGTAGTTGCTGTTAAAGCAATAGTTGAAGTTGAAGCCCAACCGCTTGTTAAGAAACCTGTTGCTGTTGTAGTAGCACAAGCTAATGTTGCAGTTGCATAAGAACCAAAAGTTTGTGAAACAACGTTTTGATCTAATTTCCAATTCATACCGCCTGAATCACGACCCATTAAACCTTTAGTGTATTGAGTTGAGATAGCAGTTTGTGGATTGAAAAGACCTTTTAAACTGTCAACAATAGTTGCTGATGTAAATGGTTCAACAATACATGATCTACGGCCATCTCTTGGAGCGCCTTCAGAATCAAGATATGCTTGGCCTGATAAGTAAGTGATTAAACCTGTTGGAATTGTTCCTGCTGTGCCAACAATATTTGCTGTGTTGTTTTTAGCAGTTGTAAGACCATCACGATCAATCTTGTTCGCAATCGCTGCAACAGCTGGTTTAAGAACTCTGTCGCTAAACATATCTAAAGATAGTGCTAGGTCTTGAGTTGTAAACTGTGTGTCAACGTGGAACTGTGTTGATAATGTAACAGGGACTGAAGTTTCATTGAAATCTTCAACGTTTAATGCTGGGCCTGTTGTGCCGATAAAACGACCAGGTCTGCGAACGTTTACAGTGTTACCGATTTTTGCACCTACAACAGCGAATTGGTCATCGTAGTTACGATCAACTTCTGAAGTAAATGTTAATTCATTTTCCAAAACCATCAACGCTTCGTTGGTGATCTTGCTAATGGTTAGTAAATTATTAGCCATGATATTTCCTTATTTTAAGAGTTTAATATCCTGCTACCTAATTTTCCCTGCTTTTCGAGATTCACGCCATTGTTGATAAGTGCCATGGAATTCACCATCTGACCCTACCCCAACATCGGCAACTGCTGAACTCGTCTTTATAGGACTAATTGGTGCAGGTGCTTTGCTGCGTGCAATAGAAGGTTTCGTTTCAGCGTCAGTCTTGGCATCTTTAGGTGTTTCACTAGCCTCAAACTTCGCTTCTAACTTTCCAATTTCTCGAAGGGCGCTCACTGTTGATAGAGTATTTAGCTTTTCTGCCAGCTCGGGATTTTCTGCTAAATGATAAAGTATTCTAGGCCCTTGTTCGGACTCTAGCATTGCATCTCTTATAGCATCGTTGACAGTTATGTCAGCTGCCGAGGCAATCATTTCATCATAATCAGGTAAATCCGCCTTAACATTAACTAATCGATCATTCCAAGATTTAATGACTTGTTGTCGTTCATCTTGAACTTTTCTTTCAGCTTCAGCTTTATCTCTATTCAATAGTGCATTTTCTGCCGACCATTCAGCTAATGCTTCAGCGTATTCAAACGCATCATTAAACTGACTAGGGCTTGGCTTAACGTTTTCCTCTACAGGTTTCTGTTCAGCTCTTCCTTCTAGCTCTTTAATACGACTTTCTAAAGACTCACGAGCTTCACGTTCTTTAGCCGCTTCTTTGCGAGCTTCTTCACGTTGCTTTGTAAGCTCTGAAAATCTTTTCTCAAGCTTGGGGTTTTGTTTCTTCTCTTCTGTTGCTTTTGTTTCTATTTCTTCAGTTGGTTGTTCACTCTGATCGTTTGCTTCCTCTGTCGGCTCTGCGGATTTTTCTTCTACAGCCTCAACAGGTGCTTCTTCAGCTAAACCCAATCTGTTTGCATAAAACTCTTCTGCGTTAGCAGAAGTTACTACACTTCCTGCTTCTTTTTCTGACATGGATGACTCCAAGATTTTTACCCAATGATTCCATTGGTAGATTGTTGCTTTATACTACAAAATCAATTTTTTATCAATTAACGCTTATTAATTGTCGTAATGAAACTTAAATTCCTCGTGCAATTCGTTATCAGGAGTTTTTTTATATTCATCGTTTAAGTATTTATAAAAACTATCTGACATTTTTTCACCTTTGCCAACTCTTGATGAAAGAATGAATCCAATTTTTTCTTGTCTTGAAGCATTTGGATATTTTTTCTTACCCATTTTTTTGGATAGTTCTTGTTCATCAAATTCTGCTTTATTTTTACTAGTAACTGTAGCCATTATTTTTTCCTATTAAGAGTTTTGTTAATAAATTCTTCACGATTTTCAGAAGTAACTACAGAACGGTTTGGACTGTTTTGTTTTTCACGCTTTTTAGCACGTTGTTCATATCCAACCTTTGCTGAACTGTGAGCATCTTCTTTATCATCGCCATGATAAGAAACAGGGCCTTCACCCATGTGTTTATTATCTTCATAATGATGAACTTGATATTCATTGTAGTCGCTAGAGTGCCTTACTTCAGCACGATGTGGCTCTTCACCATATTTTTTAATTAATTTTGTTCCTGTTATTAAACTTGCCATTATATTGCCCTTTCAGTAGTTTCTTGGCTTGCGAGATGTGCTTGTCGGTGATCCATGTTTGCTAATAGAATTGCTACTTGCGCTTTAAGTTGTTCAATTTCAACTTTAGTGCTGTTATCAACATCTGTATTACGCTTGCTAGTTTCTTCACGCAATTCAGTATCGTGAGCTTTAGCTGTGACATCCATAAGTTTACGTTTAGTTTCTGCATCTTGTTTGACTCCTTCGATGTCTTGACGTTGTTGGATAACCATTTGAAGCTGTTGAATAGCTTGTTGAGCTTGTTGGTTTTGTGCTTGAAGTTGTTGGAGTTGCATTTGAACTCTTGGTGGAACTTTAGACTTATCATCAACTTTAGCTAATGGGTTATTAACTGCTAACCTATCAGCAATAGTTTCTGCGCCTGGAAAGTCCATGTTTCTTACCAATAGATCACCTGCTTGTTGGATTAAGCTAGGATCAGCTGCAAATAAAGCCATCATA